ATCCATTCGGCTTTCATGGCGCATTCCGGTTTGCCAACGTGCTGACGCCGGATGAGTATGATCATTACGAGGAAATCGCGCCGGCCTATGTGAAAGAGCATCAGGCTTGGCAGTGCTTGCGCGGCAATGTCGCCAAGTTGCGGCAGGGCGCGCGGCTGCAGCGTTGTGACGGGCCACTCAAAGGGAGTTGGACATGAGCATCATCAGCGCCCTGATCGCAGTCATTGTCGCTCTGATCGTGATCGGCATCATTTGGTGGGCGATCCAGCAACTGTTGCCGCTCATTCCACTGGCGGAACCGTTTGCGACCTTGGTCCGCGTGCTGCTGACCGTGATTGCCGTCCTGATCGTGCTCTATGTGTTGCTGATGCTGCTATCCGCGCTCGGCGTGCCAGTTCCTGTCTGGCACCGCCTCTCCTAAGCGACCGCATGAACGACATGCTGCCGCCGTTGTGGCACGGCCTGACGGTGGCGTTGATTTTCTTGGTCACGTTTAGCCTCATCGTTCTGGTGCTGATCTTCTGGACATGAAGGAAAATGCAAGAAGAATTGCCACATGATGCGCGGCATACGGTCGCCGAAAAGCACTTTCCTGATGAGGTAGCTGGTTGGCGCATTAAGAAGTTGCCTTGTCTATATGGAGAGCGATTCTATTTAGTCATGGTGCGTCAACGATCGCGACGGTATCGATGGCATTGGAGCTTCGAAAACGCCCTAAAGCATGCGCAGAGATGGGAACGTTTGCAACAGAAAGCCGATCAACCACAAAGTTGACCGGCTCTCCGGGGGCGGCTGGATTGCCAGCCACACTTCCACCAGGCTGCTGAGGCAGCCAGGCGAATATTAACACAAATCGGTGAAAATGTAATCGATGGCCTACACTGACGTCGATCCGCTAGCGACCACCACACTGACGCAAGCGGACGGCAACCCACGCCGTATGTCCGAAGCACGCCTGCGCGCCCTGCTCAGTGCCGAAAAAGAATCCGCGATGTCGCCGACGCAAGCCTCGACGCTCTCGATGGAGCGCGAGCGCGCCATGCGCTACTACCTCGGCGACATGCAGCGCGAAATGCCGTCCGCCGAGGGCCGCTCATCCGCCATCTCATCCGACGTGCTCGACACCATCGAAGGCTTAATGCCGTCGCTGATGGAAATCTTTGCCGGTGGCGATGATGTGGTCCGTTTCGAGCCCGTAGGCCCTGACGACGTCCAGGCCGCGCAGCAGGAAACGGACTACGTCAACTATGTGTTCATGCAGCAAAACCCCGGCTTTCTGATCCTGTACGATTTCATCAAGGATTCGTTGCTATCGAAAAATGGGTTCATCAAGGTGTGGACCGAGACGGAAACCAATCAGCAGAAATATACATTCTACGATCAGCCCGAGGATGCCTATTTTCTGATTGCCAGCAATCCGCAATTCCAGATCGTCGCCGAGTCGGTCAAGATGTCACCGCTCGGGCCGCTGCATGACGTGGCGGTGATGGTCGGTAAGGATATCAAGCACCATTGCGTCGCCTGCATTCCGCCCGAGGAAGTGGGCATCTCGCGCGACTGCACTAGCTTTGATGATTGCGGCTATGCCTATCATCAGACGGCGGTTGCGGTTTCTGACCTGATCGCCAAGGGCTACGATCAGGACGTGCTGCGCGGGCTTAGCAGTTATTCCGGCTCCAGCGTCAATCTCAACAACGCGGAAGCCGCGGCGCGCGATACCGTTAACGAAAGCCAAATGTACGGCGACGGCGCCAATGCGGCCAATCGCATGGTGTTGGTGGTCGAGCATTACATTCGCATGAATTACGAAGGCGAGGGCCAGGCCGGCTTGTATTGCGTAGTGACCGGCGAGAATAACGAGTTTCTGACCCGCAACGGCGAGATTGACATTCGTGAGATTGACGCGATCCCGATGGCGACCATGTCGCCGATCCCGCAACCGCATCGGTTTTGGGGCCGAAGCGTGGCCGACGTCGTCATCGAGCTGCAGCAGATCAAGACGGCGCTGCAACGCGCGATGTTGGATAACATGTATATGAGCGTGAACCCAAGGCCGGTGGTGTACGAGTCCAATAGCGGCCCGCAGACGCTGGATGATCTGTTGCTGATGCGGCCAGGCCAGCCGATCCGCGCCAAGGTGCCGGGCGCAATCGAATGGCAGGAAGTGCCCAACGTCGCCGCTGCGGTGCTGCCAGTGATGCAGTGGCTCGATACGCTGCGCGAATGGCGCACCGGCGTATCACGGCAAGGGCAGGGCACCGATCCCAACGCACTGCAGAACCAAGTCGCGACCATTGCCAACCAAATGTACAACGCCAGTCAGGCCAAGGTGAAACTGATTGCGCGGATCTTTGCCGAGACTGGCGTTCGCGACCTGTTTAGTCTGCTGCACAAAGAAATCCGCAAGTATGGCGATCAGCAGCAGACAGTGCGGTTGCGTAACCAATGGGTGACGGTCGATCCGGCCGATTGGAAAGACCGCGAGGACATGACCATCAACGTTGGCCTCGGCACGGGGACAAAGGCCGAGCAGTTGGCGCAATTGCAAATGCTGGTCAACGCGCAAAAGGAAGCGGTCCAGATCGGCTTGGTCAGCCCGCGCAATTTCTACAACAGCGCTAAGGAACTGGTACGGCTGACCGATCGCAAGGACGTCGATCAGTTCTTTGTCATGCCGGGCGCGCCGCAGAATCCGAATGATCCGGCCTCGCAGCCATTGCCGCCGCCGCCGAATCCGGATCAGCAAAAAGCGCAAGTCGATATGGTCGCCAATCAGCAAAAGGTGCAACTCGAACAGCAGAAAGCGCAAGCCGACGTGCAGCGCGAGGCGGCGCAGGCGCAATCCGAAATCGCAATTGCCGAGCGCAAGGCTCAGCTTGAGACGCAACTTGCGCTGCTTAACGCCGAGATCAAGCGCGAACAGCACGCCATGGATATGGCCAAGCACGCGGCCGATATGCAGATGCACGACAAGAAAATGCAGGACGGCCCGAGGGCATCGGTGGATGTCAAACATGACGCCGGCCAGATCACCGGACCGATGGGTGATGCGATCAATGCGCTCGGGCAGCATCTGGCCGCGCAGCAAGGCGCCCATACCCAAGCGATCCTCGATGCGCTCGCACAACACAGCAAGCCGAAGCGGATTCGCAAAACCGCTGACGGCTATGTGACGGAGACGGTGCAATGACCGTCAGCCTGCTGCACAAGTTTCATAGTGCGCAGCCTGATGATCCCGATGCCACGCTGATCCGTCCGAGCAATTGGAACGATCAGCATAATTTCACTGGCACGCCGGGGATGATTTTGGGGTTTGATGGCAGCGGCAATGCCATTGAAGTATCGCCGTCGGGAGGTGCAACGTCGCCAGCAGCGCCGAGCGCCTCGATCCAGTTCAACAATTCCGGTTTCTTTGGTGGTGATGCCAATTTCACGTGGACGCCGGGCAGCGGCTTTACCAACAAGCTATCCGGTATTGTCGGCAATCAGGCCGCATTTGGCCAAACCAAGTGGTTCCCCGGCAGCAGCACCTCGCCATATAACACGCTGAATTATACCGTTCCATCGTCGTTGCTGGTGCAGCAATTGTACACTGGCGATCTGTCGGCGCCGGATTCTTACGATGGCGTTGCCGGCTACCTCACCATGACGCACACCGGTGCCAGCACCAGTAACGGTTTCTGGGCCGGCGATTTTCTGGCCTCGGTCAACCCGGAATCAACCGGCCCATTTAGTCAAATGGGCGGCGTCGGTGGCACTGCGCTGTATGCGGGTGCGGGCCTGTGCTCATGGATTTACGGCGCATTCTTTGTCGCGGGGTTTTCACCGCCGACCGGGCGCAGCGACGTCACCGGCGTCATTGGCGCTTATGCTCTCGGCGAAAGCCAAAACGTCAACCCCAACACCAGCGTTTATGGGTTGTGGGGTGAGGCGCATCTATCAGCCGACGATTCATCCGCTCTGCAAATGATTGGCGTATTCTCACAGAATACGCTCGACGCGACCGCAACACACACGCCGCTATCGGTCAGCATGTGGGCCGGGCGAACGCTGTTTGGCACCGGCACACCGGCCGCCACCAATGTCTATGGCGTCTATATTGATGATCAAACATCGCCCAATGCAACGAACAGTTGGAACCTGTATAGCTTTGGGGCGGCGTCACAGAACACATTTGAGGGCAAGATCAATCTCGGCTTGCCTGGTTCCAACACCGGCAACATCAATTTCGACGGCAAGACCAGCGGCGTTGTTAAGCTGAGCGTTCAGGATGTCGCCGGCACATGGACGATGAAATTGCCGACCACGGCCGGCACCAGCGGTTGGTTCCTGCAAACTGATGGATCAGGCAATACGACGTGGGCTGCGTCATCTGGTGGCGTTTCCTCAGTCACCGGTAGCGGCGCTATCAGCGTATCGCCAACCACCGGCGCAACAGTCGTGAGTGTTGCCACGGCGACAAGCTCAACTCTCGGCGTTGTCAAACCTGACAATACGACGATCACGATTTCCGGCGGGACGATATCAGCGGTCGGCAGTGCGGCAACGATTGTTGTCAATACGAGCACGATCACCGGCGGCACAACGGGTCATGTGGCCTATGATAACGCCGGCACGTTCGGTGAGGCCGCGCATACCAACATCGTCAGCGGCCAGATCAACGTCGATCTCGGATCTGCATATCTGTATGCGACGCAGAGCGCCATCTTTGCCGTCGATCCCGGCGGCGGATTGCCTTACAACTGGTTTTTTGGCGGCGCCGGCAATTTCACCGTCACCGGCGATTCAAATTTCATCGAAGGCCCCGGCGCGGGCGCGGCACTCACCACGGGCATCTACAACATGGTCGAAGGCGCGGAAGCGCTGCATTCAGCAACCACCGGCCGTAACAATCTCTGCTTTGGTCGGCGCGCCGGCTATACGTTGACCGATGGCAGCGACAACACATTCGTCGGCACCGGCGCTGGTCAGCTCGTCGGCGCGAGCTGCAACTTTAATGTCGGCATCGGCACCGGCGCACTGGGCGGCGCATTGTCGGCCGGTGTTGAAAACATCGGTATTGGCAATGTTGCGGGCCAGGCGCTGTCAAGCAGCAGCAGCTTCAACGTTTTCATCGGTTCCGGTGTCGGCCAAAATTCAACTGGCACATCAAATTGTACGTTTATCGGCAACCACGCGGCGCAAGCCAATGTTTCCGGGCAAAACAATACTGGCATTGGAGGTGACGCACTTCATTCCCTGACCACTGGTCAGAACAACGTCACGCTCGGCCGGTTATCCGGTTATTATCTCACCGGCGGTGGTTCCAACACCCTGATCGGAGAACGGGCAGGATTTGGCAGCGGCACCGGCGTCACCAGCGGCGATCTCAACACCTTTGTCGGCGCCGTCACCGGCGGCAGCATCACCACCGGCACAAATAACCTGATCCTCGGCGATCAAGTCGATACTGGCAGCAATGTTTCGAACTGCATCGTTATCGGCTGCAATGCCGTCAACCACCTTGACTACAACCTGACCACGGCGAGCACGTGGACGACGCACAGCAACTTGGCGCTGGCCAATGGCAAAATTCAGTGCGCCGCCGGGACGACCAGTTATCCATCAATTAACATTGCCCCTGGCGTGGCACCAACATCGCCGGCCGACGGCGATTATTGGTACGACGGCACGGCCCTGAATTTCCGCCACGGCGGCACAACCAGCAATTTGCTCGCCGGCGGCGGTGGTGGCGTCAGCTCGGGCGTCATGACTGCCAACGGCGCGGTGTATGCCACTGGTGCCAGCGCGATCGCCTCGACCGCAGCGCTGACAAACGGGCAAATCCTGATCGGTTCGACCGGCGTTGCGCCGGTGGCGGCGACAATAGCCATCAGCGGATCCGGCATTAGCGTCACCAATGGCGCCGGGACGATTACGCTCGCCAATACCGGCGTTACCTCGGCGGTTGCGGGCACCGGCATTACCGTATCGGGCGCGACCGGAGCCGTCACCATCGGCTTGAGCACGCCGATCAGCGTACCCAACGGCGGCAGCGGCGCCGGGTCATTCACTGCGCATGGCCTCTTGCTTGGCGAGGGCACATCCGCGCTCGGCGTGACGGCCGTTGGCACCACCAATCAAATCCTGATCGGGCAAAGTGCTGCAGATCCGATCTGGACAAGCACGCTGCCGACCGCCGCAGTTCCGGCGTTTTCCGGCGGTGATGTCACCTCGGCTGGCGGTTCATTGTCGCTCACCATCGCCAATGCGGCGGTCACCAATGCCAAGCTGGCGAACATGCCGGCGCATACCTACAAGGGCAACAACACCGGTTCGAGCGCGGCGCCGCTTGATCTCACGCAAACGCAGCTCACCGCCGAATTGAATCAGTTCACCACAAGCTTGCAAGGCGTTGTTCCCGGATCCGGTGGTGGGACCACGAATTTTCTACGCGCCGACGGGAGTTGGGCTGCGCCAGCCGGCGGCGGCAACGTCTCGGCAGTATCATTAACGACGCACGGCGTGATTATTGGGTCGGGCACGACCGCCATCACATCGACCGCGGTTGGCACCACCAATCAGATTCTGATTGGTCAAAGCGCGGCTGATCCGATTTGGACAAGCACATTGCCATCCGCTGCTTTTGGGCCGCTCACTGGCGATGTCACCACGTCAGGCTATGCGGCAACTTTGGCCAATATCCCAAATGGGACACCGGCCGCAGGCTCGATTCTACATACCAATATTGCGGCACCCGGCTCGCCGGCCGCCGGCAAGATCCAAGTCTATACCGACAGCACGAATAATATTCTCGCCGCCAAGAACAGTTCTGGCACGGTGTCTAACACGGTTGTTCCCGATACTGGCGCCGCCAACAATTTCCTGACGGCCATCAGTGCCGGCGGCGTGATTTCCAAAGCACAGCCAAGCTTTGCCAATCTGTCCGGCTCGATCGCATCGACGCAAATGCCGGCTTATACGGGCGATGTCACGTCGTCAGCCGGCGCGACCGTCAACACCTTGGTCAATATTCCAACCGGGGTGACTGCCGCGGGCGCGATCCTATTTACCAATATCACCGCGCCAGCATCTCCGGCGGCCGGCAAAATCCAGCTCTATACCGATACGACCAACAACATCCTGTCGGCGAAAAACAGCGCCGGCACGGTGTCCAATACCGTGGTTCCGGCGACCGCCGGTGCCAACCAATTTGCCACCGCGGTCAGCGCCGCCGGTGTGATCAGTTTCGCGCAGCCATCGGTCAGCAACCTGTCGGGCTTGCCGGTTACCGTCGGCCAGGGCGGCACCGGACAGACCACGCTGACCGCGCACGGCGTGCTGATCGGCGAAGGCACATCCGGCATTGCCGCGACTTCGGCCGGCACCGCCAATCAAATCCTGATTTCCGGCGGCGCTGCGGCTGATCCATCGTGGACAACCACGCTGCCAACCGCGGCCACGCCAGCCTATACCGGGGATGTGACCTCATCTGCCGGTGGCACCGTCAACACCTTGGCGAGTGTGATCACTGCCGGTGGCCCGACCGGCAACGCCACCACCGTTCCTGTCATCACCTACGACGCGAAGGGCCGATTGACCGCGGTGACGACGGCAACGATTGCCGCCGGTACCGCTAACGTCGATCCAAGCCCGCAAACCAATACGCCGACGACTGGTTTCAGCCTCACGATGACCGGCTGGAACCTGATCCTAACGCCGGCTGGCACGCTGGCATCCGGCACCATCACCATGCCGGCATCGCCGGTCAACGGTCAGATCGCCTGCATTCGCTCGACGCAGCCAATCTCGTCACTGAGCTGGAACGGCAACACCAAAACCGTCAGCACCGCACCAAACACGCTGGCCGCCGGTCAGCGCGTCGAAGCCATTTACATATCGGCAACATCAACATGGTATTTCGCGTTCTAGCACTGCTTGCGTTGTTGCTACTTGGCAGCACCGAAGCAAATGCGCAGGCGTGTCCGCCCGGTATGCCGTGCTGGTCAACTGCCAACCGGCCATCCAGCCCGATCCTCGGGCAAAAAGGGCTCAATACCGATTTGTCTATCGAGGAAATTTGGAACGGAACCCGGTGGGTTGCACAGTTTCTCGATAGCGCCGCCAATCCGTTGGACTACACCTCCGGCGTCGCGGCCGGCAGCGTTACCAACTGGACAACCGCGATCAACAATGCAGCGGCGACCAACAAGGATGTGCGCTTGCCGGCCGGCACCTATCACGTCAATGGCCAAATCAATCTGACCAGTGGCCAATGCCTGTGGGGCGCGGGCGATCATTCCACGTTCCTGACCGTCGATCAGAATTTCTCGTCAACCGATAGCGCCGTCATCGCGCTGACCGGCGGCGAAACCGCGAGCCCGTGCGTGCATGATATCGCGATCGTGTTCTCTCAGCCGCCTGATGTGACCACCACCGCCAACGGCGCGGCGTCGGCCGGAACCAATACCGTCACCGTCACCAGTGCCACCGGTATCCGGGTTAACAATTATATTCAGGATTTTGGCGTTGGCGGCGCCGGGCTCACCAACGCCTTCGGCAACAACCTTACTGTCCCAAACGCTGGCGTCAAAGTGAATAGCATCGCCGGCAATGTGCTGACGCTATCCGCCAACATTGCCTCGCCAGGCGTGGTCAACCTAGATGTCCTGCACTTTGGCCCGTCACGCGCAAATTTCGCGACGCTCGCCGCCGGCTGCACCTCTGGCGCCGGTGGGACCGGCTGCAAATATCCGCCGGCAATCAAATCGACCACCGCCAATCGTCCACGGTTCTGGAATGTTCACATCGAGGGCGCCTGGGATGGTTTTAGCTTCTTGGCCAATATCGCACCGACCATGCAAAACATCGAAATGGGAGCGCTCAATAAAGGGCTAGATCTCGATGGCGGGCAGGATTTTGCGCATGTTCGCGGTTGGCACGCATGGTCGTTTGGATTTGCTTGTTGTCTGGCAATTACCTACAACACTTATGCTGATGGCAGCAATATTGGCTGGAATATCGGCCGGATGGACGGCTTGAATGCCACCGATATCGATTTTTTCCAGGCAAGTTTGACCATCACATCAAATGCAAATTCCAGCTCAACGCCGATCCACCTGACGAACGTGATGCTGGACGGTCAATTGGCCACCCTACAAATCGCCGGTGGACTGGAAAACCAGTTCAACAATGTCTATTCCTCCGGTGGTGCGCCCGACAGCAATTGCAAATTTAAAATCACCGGCGGCACCACGCAGATTGCACAGCTTTATTTGGTGATTGCGCAAGGCATCACCGGCGCAATCAATCAGGTATGCGTAACCGGTGGTGTGCTGCGCGTCGACGGTGGGCATATGGTCGATGTGGACGCCGCCTCTACCGGGTTTTTGCAAACCGGCGGCTCGATGACGTTACAAAATCTCTATTGGGATATGCCCGGCACCATCACCGCGCCGGCAATCTCACAGACTGCTGCGGCCGGTGTTGCCGTGACCGTCGTCAAAGGCAACGTCGCGCACATCGGAACATCGGGCACTGCGGTTTCCATCACCAATGACACCAATGGCAACGTGGTTACCGGCAACGATTTCAACAACTATACTTATTCGTTGCCGCTGCCGAGCCTTGGCGGCGTCTATAATACCGGCGGCGCGACAGTCAACGTTTATACTACGCCCGGCGGGACCACATGGTACAAGCCGCCGTCCGCCAAGTGGGTGCAGGTGTTCATGTGTGGCGCCGGCGGCGGTGGTGGTGGTGGCGCCCATCAGACCTCGGGCACTGCAGCCTCGGGCGGCGGCGGTGGTGGTGGTGGCGCCTGCCATACGCTGCAGGTTCGCGCTTCCGACCTGGCCACAAGCTTGACCGTCACCGTTGGCACCGGTGGAACCGCCGGCACGGCTTCAGGCTCGAATACAACGGTGGGCGGCAATGGTGTCACCGGCGGATTTACCCAGTTCGGTTCGTTTGCGGCGATCGGTGGCGGCGGTGCCGGGGCCGGCGGTCAACTCAATTTGGCCTCGGGCGGTGGCGGCGGCGGCGCCAATGGACAGAATGGCGGCAATGCCTCTGGAGCGACTGCCGGCGTTGGCGGGTTTGCGGCGGGCAGTGGCGGCAGCGGCGCCGTCGGGGCGTCGATGAGCCTAGGCGGCCCGAGCATGGGTGGTCCGGGAGCCGGCGGCGGTGGCAGCGGTGCGACGGGTGCCGGGTTTGACGGTGGTTTCAACGCCTACGGTTGCGGTGGCGGCGCGTCCGGAGGCGGCATCACCACATCGGCACCTAATAACGGTGGCAATGGCGGCACATCAATCGGTGGTTCTGGACTAGTGCAACCTACCGGCGGCACCTCGGGCTCGAAAAACGGCCAGCCCGGATCAACAACCGCATCGATCACAGTCTATGCGCCGGGCAACGGCGGTGGTGGTGGCTACGGGATCTTTGCTTCCGGCGGCGCCGGCAATGGCGGCGCTGGCAATCAGTGTGGCGGTGGTGGTGGTGGTGGTTCAACCATCAACGGCCAGACCGCAGGCACCGGCGGCGCCGGTGGTAACGGATTCGCAATCGTAACCGCATGGTAGAAGGGAATTGCCATGGCGACCTCGCCACAAGACGCAACCACGTTCGCGCGCAACTTCATCGCCACCATCAACGGGTTTCTGAAAGCTCAAGACGACATGGAGCGGGCCAATGATCGGATGGCCAAGGATCCCAATCTCGCCGCCGCCGCCGCCGAAGCGATGAACGCCAGCGGCCGGCCCAACTTGACGGCACAACAATTCACTGACGCAGGAACCGCAATCCAGCAAGTTACATTCACCCTGCAAAGCGGATCGCCGGAACTGATCAGCTACTTTTACGCACTCCTATGAGGCCAACATGATCACTCTGCAATTCGAAGATAACGAGCTTGCCGCGCTCTATGCGATCTTTGATCGCGCTTTTAAGAACCGCGACGGCGGCGGCATGGATTGTTTCCCGGCAGTGGCGCATTTTCACGCCAAGATCGAGCAGGCGCGCCCGCGCGTGCCGCAGCC